ATTGGTTCAATAATTGTATTTAGCGGATTAGATGAAGGCGTATTAAATCGAGCAGGTCGCACAATTAGAGCTGCACAGGAATTGGAAAAGGCTGCTGAGTTATATGCCAAAGAGCCAGTTCCAACAATGGTCTTAAAATCAAATGGTGTAAATCTTGCACCAGAGCGCATTTCTAAATTATTAGAATCATGGAAGGTTGCTAGACAAACAAGAGCAACTGCATTTCTAAATGCTGATGTTGAATTAACTGCGCTTGGATTTGATCCAACTAAATTACAATTAAATGAGGCACGCCAATACCTTGCAACAGAAATTGCAAGAGCAGTTGGTATTCCTGCGTCATTTTTATCTGCTGAAACTACAAGCATGACTTACAGCACGACAGTAATGGAAAGAAAAGCACTTATTGATTTCAGCTTAAGAAATATCATTACGCCAATTGAGCAAAGATTATCTGCTGCTGATTTTGTGCCCAATGGTGTTGAAGTTCGATTTGATATTGATGATTTCTTGCGTGGTTCAGCACTAGAGCGTGCGCAAGTCTATGAAATCCTAAATCGCATCGGCGCAATGAGCGTTGAGCAAATTCAAGAGGAGGAGGACTTGATTCCCAATTACCATAACCGCTGCCGATACAAACAAGCGAACCATCTCAGGAACAATCGTTTCTTGGAATGAGGCTGGAAATACTTCAGCTGGCAAAACTGTATTTGCTAAAGACAGCATTGATTTCTCAAAGCCTGTCAAACTGCTATTAGAGCATGACAAAACACGCCCATTGGGTAAATTAATTGATATTACAGCTAATGACCAAGGTCTTGAAGGAACATTTAAATTGGCTAAGACATTTGCAGCCGATGATGCCCTTGAGGAAGCAGCAACAGGTTTGCGTGATGGATTTTCCGTTGGCGTAATGGTTGATGCTTGGGATAACAAAGATGGCGCAATGGTTATCTCAAAGAGTTCATTACATGAAGTCAGTTTGGTGTCTGATCCGGCAATTGCTTCAGCAAGAGTTGAATCCGTAGTCGCAACAAATACACCAGAGAATTCCGAAGCAACCGCTGAGGATCAAACAACACAGGAGGACAAAGTGTCTGATATAACTTCAGATGCTCCTATCGCAACCGAAGCGGTAGAAGCTGCAAAGTCTGAGCCTGTGGCAGTAGTAGCAGCTCAACCAGTTGCTTACACAAAGCCACGCTCACCAATCAATTCAAAGGCAACATACCTAGAGCACTCAATCCGTGCAGCACTAGGATCAGATGAAAGCCGTCAATTCGTTGCGTTCGCAGACAACACAACTGACAACGCTGGCTTTATTCCAACACCACAAAGCACAACTTTAATCAACGGCGTATCAAACGCAGATCGTGGATTTATCGATGCGCTATCAAAGGAAACATTACCTGCATCAGGAATGACTTTTGAACTACCTCGCATCAACACCGCCCCAACTGTTGCACTAACAGCTGAGGAAGGCACACCATCAGAAACTGATCAAGCAACTGCTTTCATTTCAGTAGATGTTAAGAAGTTTGCTGGACAACAGACAATCAGCCTTGAGTTGATCGACCGCAGCTCACCATTGTTCTTTACTGAGTTGGTTCGTCAAATGGAATTTGCTTATGCAAAGGCAACTGATGCTTACGCAGTATCTCGCGCATCAGCAACTGCAACTGCATCAACCGCAAAGGCTGGCGCAACTGCTGCTAACTACCTAGCATTTTTTGCTAACGCTGCAAAGAATGTTTATACAGGATCTCTAGGATTTGCTAGAAATGTTGCTGTATCACCAGATGTATGGGCTGAAATCATGGGTCTAAACGACAATGGTCGCCCAATCTACATTGCATCAAATCCATCAAATTCTGGTGGAGCACTTTCTGTTGGCTCGACTCGCGGAAATGTTGCAGGTCTTGATCTGTATGTTTCTCGCTCACTTTCAGGAACAGGCGATGGATCAATCTATGTAATCAATCCAGATGCTTTAACATTCTATGAGAGCCCACGCCTATCATTACAAACTAACCTAATTTCAACTGGTCAAATCCAAGTTGGATACTATGGTTATGCAGCTGTAGCACCTAAACTACCTGGTGGCTACACTTCAAACGATAACGCCTAATAACAATTAACTGAGTGCCTAGGGTTGCTCCCGATCCTAGGCATCCATTAAGGGAGTAAGGAGATGACATGCCAAGCATAATTACAGCCACACAGTTGAGAAGCGTGCTTGGTGTGTCGTCTGCTTTATATAACGACGCATATTTAGATCAAATCATTGACACCGCAGAGTCAGTTATTCTGCCAATGTTAGTTTCATTCAAAAGCCCAATTCAGGCTACTTCACTAACCAATAATGTCGCTACATTTACTACACTAGGAATTCATGAATTTACCGAAGGACAATCAGTCGTCATCACAGGATGCGGATCGCCTTACAACGGAACAAGAACAGTATTGGCAGACAATCTTGGACAATATACCTTTTCAGCATCGATCACTAACGCCGATATACTCGAAGCTAATGTCATCCCATCCGGAGTTGCTACCCTTTCTAGCGCATCAACTTATGTTGGAAACGCAGCTGTTCAGTCAGCCGTCTATACAGTTTCAGTCGAAGTTTTCCAAGCAAGACTTGCCGGTGGAGGACAAATCGAAGGAGTAGATTTTACAACTACACCATTTAGAATGGGTCGATCACTTTTCAATAAATGTGTTGGTTTGCTTGGTGCATACATGGACACAGAAACGATGGCTCAATAAATGCCAAGCACAATCCTTTCAGATGTTCGCACGCCACTAGCAACTGCTTTATCAACTGTTGCTGGCAATGTTTATTCATTTGTGCCTGAGAGTGTAATTCCACCTGCTGTAGTGGTTGTGCCAGATTCACCTTACTTAGAATTAGAAACAATTAACAAATCTACTATTCACGCAAAAATCAATTTTACAATTACAGTTGCAGTTGCATATAACAGCAATCCTGCATCGCTCGACAATATCGAGCAATTAATCATGAGTGTTCTGGCAGTTATCCCAACGGGATATGTTGTCAGCTCGGTTGAAAGACCGACAGTCAGTCAAGTTGGTGCATCAACGCTGCTAATCGCAGATGTTCGAGTATCTACCTACTATACACAAACAGCATAAGGAGAAATCATGGCAACAGTCGTAATTACCGGTCGTGATGTTGGTTTATCTTTCACAGGTGGAACAGATATTCAAGCACAGGCGACAAACGCAGTTCTAACAAAAGTCAATGATCGTCAGGTCTATCAGACCATGGACGGCGAGGCTTACAAAACAGTTAATGTTTCAGGAACATTCCAATTGGACATGTTGGCAGATTGGGGCAAGGCAAACTCAGTTTGCGAGGCACTATGGACTGCTGCTGAAACTGCACCAGACACCGATATCAGCATGACTTTGACAGCTGCATCAGGAGCACAATTTGTGTTCCCAGTAAAGCCAGAGTTTCCAACAGCTGGTGGATCAGGTGTTGATGCTCAAACTGTTTCTTTCACTTTCACAGTTTCAAAGGGCGCAGTAGTAGAAACATTTAGTTAAGATCTAACAACGGGAGCAAAATGAAACTACCAATTACAATTGAATATAACTCAGGCGAGCAAGCCACTTATGTAGCCCAACCGCCTGAGTGGGCAAAATGGGAAAAGCAAACTGGTCATACCATTAGCCAAGCAAAAGATAAACTTGGCATGTGGGATCTTATGTTTTTGGCATACAACGCTTATAAGCGTGAATCTGCTGGAAAACTAGTTAAACCATTTGAGGCTTGGATGGAAACAATCAGCGATGTAATTGTCGGTGATGCAGACCCAAAAGCCACCCGGCAGGAAGCCTAAACAGGTTATTGGTTGAGTTGGCAATAGCCACACAAATACCGATGAGTGAATGGGTTGATGCAGAGGATATTTTAACAGCTATAGAAATATTGGAGGAACGGCATGGCAAGTAGCACCGAACCCCTAATAGTCTATGACAAAAAAGAATTGGCGCAATTTGCAAAAGTAATTAGAAACATGAGCGAAATTGCAGTTGAGGAAACCAAGCGTCGTGTTGGTGAATTGGCACAAAGAGAATTAAACGAAATCCGCCGTATTGCATCATCAAGAGGCAAGGTTGCTGATCGTGTTGCTCAAGGTGGTAAGGTAAAGAAATCCTCATTACTTGGTGAAATATCTTTTGGTTTTGCAGGACAAAAATTCTCAGGTGGAGCAACAACACAATTTAACACCCGCAACGATACAAAGGGCAATCGTGTTGGTATTGGTGCAGCATCAGAGTTTGGATCTAAGAATTATCCGCAATTTCCAAGATGGTCTGGTCCAATGCCTAAAGGTCCAGGTTCAAGAGGATGGTTTATTTATCCTACAATTAGACACTTGCAACCAACCATTATTAAAGAGTTTGAGGAAATCATTTTGGAAATAAGAAAAGAGTTTGCAGATGGCAAGTAGAACCTTAACCCTCTCACTCGCAGCAGATATTGATAACCTTAAAAAAGGGTTAAACGATGCTGAAAAGGTAGTTAATAAATCTGCCGATCAAATTGCTGATTTTGGCAAAAAGGCTGCATTGGCATTTGCTGCCGTTGGTGCTGCTGCCGGTGCGTTTGCAATTAGTGCTGCTAAAGCTGCTGCTCAGGATGAGAAAGCCAGAAAATCATTAGAGCAAACTATTCG